ATAAAATATCCGCAGAGTTCGATAGAAGAGTAAAAATAGCTGAATTAATGCTTAAAGAAGCTGATATGGATCAAAACTTAGAGATTGTCAAGCAACAAATGCAATCTAGTAACAAACCCTTGACAAACTAAGATTTCTATGCTATAATTGTTATATAAACTCTCATTATACACTACTTTTATTAAAAAGGCAATAGATGGAACGAGAATTACAAGATTATTACGAAAATAGATTTAGCACTATGGCAACAAAAGGTTGGGAAGACTTCATAGAAGACACTCAAAACCTTTATGATACATATAATAAAATTAATACAGCTGATTCGTTTGAAGAGTTTCATAAACGAAAAGGTCAAATAGATATACTTCAATGGATTCTGTCGCTTAAAGGTGCTTCAGAGCAAGCCTATGAGGAGTTAAAGAATGAAGAAGTTGTTTGAGTTCCATTGTTCCACTTGTGATAATCACTTTGAGGAATTAACGGAGTACACACAAACTTTTCCATGCCCTAAATGCAATTCTAACGCTGATAAAATTATCAGTGCACCTAGAGTTAGCTTAGAGGGTTGGTCAGGAAGCTTTCCAGGTGCAGCCGATGCTTGGGATAAAAAGCGTAAACAAAAATTGGCTGAAGAACGAAAGCAGAATGCCGCTTGAAATTCTTTCCTAAAATGCTAAACGCACAGGAGAAATAATATGGCAGGATTAATAGATGAAGTGTTAGTAAATGATTTGGAAGCTTCTAATCTCACAGACAAGGCTCAAGACTTACCAGTCGAAGAACCCAAAGTTGAAGAGAAAGTAGAGACTAAACCAGTAGATGATGTCCCTGAAAAATATCGTGGTAAATCACTAAAAGAAATTGTTTCGATGCACCAAGAAGCTGAAAAGCTAATAGGTCGTCAAGGCAGTGAAGTAGGTGAACTGCGACAAGTAGTGGACGACTTTATTAAGACTCAAACAGCTAAGGAATCCAAGACACAAGAAGTAACAGAAAGTGACGATGATTTTTTCATTGAACCTAAATCTGCAGTAAAAAGGGCAATTGATAACCACCCTGCAATTAAAGAAGCACAGAATCAAGCATTAATGATGAGGAGAGAACAAACTCTTTCTCAGCTTAAATCTGAATTTCCTAATGTAGGTGAAGTTGTACAATCTCCTGAGTTTGCTGAGTGGATTAAGAGTTCAAGAGTCCGTACAGAGCTATTTGCTAGAGCAGAGACACAGTTTGACTATGATTCTGCTAAAGAACTTCTCTCTACATGGAATGATAAACAGTCTATCACTAAAAAAGTAGCACAAACATCTAAGGTTGACCGAGACCAGCAATTAAAAGCTGCTGATGTTGGAAGCCAAGGAGCTACTGAGTCTGTTGCAAAGAAGAAATATCGTCGAAGCGATATTATTAAACTCATGCAGTCCGATCCTGATAAATATGATGCTATGTCCGAAGAGATTATGTCAGCATATCGAGAGGGTCGTGTAATTTAACTTTTTAGAAAAGGATTTTTATCATGGCTTTAGGTACCGATCAAGTAAGTATTACCACAGCAGCAACCTTTATTCCCGAAATTTGGAGTGACGAGATTGTAGCTGCGTACAAAAAGAACTTAGTTGCAGCAAATTTATTTAAAAAAATGTCTTTCGTTGGTAAAAAGGGTGATACAGTTCGTATTCCTGTACCAGCACGAGGTGTTGCAGCTGTTAAAGCAATAAACACACAAGTAACTCTTCAAGCAGCAACTGAAACAGATATTGCTGTTTTAATTGACAAACACTATGAATATTCAAGATTAATTGAAGACATGGTTGAAGTACAAGCTCTATCATCACTCCGTCGTTTCTATACAGATGACGCTGGTTATGCTTTAGCTAAACAAGTTGACACATCATTAATCCAATTAGGTCGTACATTTAATGGTGGAACAGCTGTAACTTATGGTAACGCATACATCGGTGGCGATGGTACTACTGCTTACACATCAGGTTCATCAAATGCTTCTGCATTGACATCTGCTGGTATCCGTAGAACTGTACAACGCTTAGATGACAATGATGTTCCAATGGAAGGTCGTTTCTTCTTGATTCCTCCTTCAGCAAGAAACACATTAATGGGTATTAGTGAATATACAGCTCAATCTTTCGTTGGTGAAGTTGGTGCTGGTAACACAATCCGTAATGGTGAAATTGGTTCATTATATGGTATTCCAGTATTTGTCTCTTCAAATGTGGATACTGCAACTGGTGGTGCTCGTATTGCCCTTATGGGTCATAAAGACGCTGCTGTGTTAGTTGAACAAGTTGGTGTTCGTTCACAAACACAATACAAACAAGAATATTTAGGTACTCTATACACTGCAGATACTCTCTATGGTGTTAAAGAACTTAGAGATGGTGCTTGTATTCCATTAGCAGTTCCTGCGTAATGCAACTTAGCCCTTCGCAAGAGGGGCTATTTTTATGGGTATTAATTAGTATCCATAAATATAACTTAGGAGACCACAATGCAATTTATCAATAAAGTATCAGGTGAAATCCATTCAGCTTTAACAAAAGATGAAGTAAAGACATATCAAGCATCTCAAGCTTGGGAAGCTATAAAGGAAACTGTTAAAGCTCCTAAAGAGGAAGTAACAGAAAAGCCAAAAGCAACTAAAGAGAAAAAAGAAAGTATTTTAAGTAAACTCTTTAATTAAGGAATATCATGGCAATTTTTCGTGGGGCAGGTGGTTCAGGGGATGCTACAACAGATGCAACCAGTGAAGGTATAGTTGCTTCTAACGCAGCTACGGCTGCTGCAGCTAGTGCTGCTGCTGCTTCTACAAGTGCTACAAGTTCTGCTGCAAGTGCTTCTACTGCATCTGCAAGTGCAAGTGCAGCATCTAGTTCTGCATCTAGTGCAGCTAGTTCAGCTTCTACAGCAACTACTCAAGCTACAAATTCTTCTAATTCAGCAACTGCAGCTCAAACTGCAGAAACTAATGCAGAAACAGCTGAAACAAACGCCACTGCTAGTGCTATTTTAGCTAATGATTGGGCTACAAAAACTTCAGGTGCTGTTGCAGGTGGAGAATTCTCAGCTAAATATCATGCTTCTTTAGCATCAACTTCTGCGTCTAATGCTTCAACTTCTGCAAGCAATGCCTCATCCTCTGCTTCAACTGCTACTACACAAGCTTCTAATGCAAGTACATCTGCAACTAATGCAGCTAATAGTGCAACGGCTGCTGCTGCTTCATTTGATAGTTTTGATGACATTTACTTAGGTGCTAAAGCAACAGCTCCTACACTAGATAATGATGGTAATGCTTTACAAACAGGGTCTCTTTATTGGAATACAACTTCTAGTTCTTTATTTATTAGAAATGGTGGTGCTTGGGACCCAGCTGCTTTCTCTGCATCAGGAGCAGTAACTGCTTTTAATACAAGAACAGGTTCAGTTACATTAACAAGTGGCGATGTTACTGGAGCATTAACTTATACACCATTAGCACCATCAGCAATTGGTACAACAGTACAAGCTTATGACGCTGATTTAGGTGCTATAGCTGGATTAACTTCTGCTGCTGATAAAGGTATTCAATTTACAGGTGCAGGCACTGCTGCAACATTTGATCTAACAACAGCTGGTAAAGCATTGCTAGATGATGTAGATGCTTCTGCACAAAGAACTACATTAGGTTTAGGTACTATTGCTACTGCTGCAGCTCCTGCTGGCACAGTTGTAGGTACATCAGATACTCAGACATTAACAAACAAGACAGTTGCTTTAGGATCTAACACAGTTAGTGGTACTTTAGCACAATTCAACACAGCAGTTACAGATGCTGACTTAGTATCTTTAGCAGGTACTGAAACACTTACAAACAAAACTCTTACATCACCAACACTTACAACACCAGTATTAGGTACACCTAGTTCAGGAACATTAACTTCTTGTACAGACTTACCTATAGGAACAGGTGTTAGTGGACTTGGTACTGGTGTAGCTACATTTTTAGCAACACCATCTAGTGCTAATTTAATAAGTGCTGTTACAGATGAAACAGGGACTGGTGCTCTAGTATTTGCTACTTCACCTACTCTTGTTACTCCAATATTAGGAACTCCAACTTCAGGTGATCTAACTAATTGTACTTTCCCTACTTTAAACCAAAATACAACTGGAACAGCTGCTGGATTATCAGCAACATTGGTAGTAGGATCAGGAGGTACTGGAGCAACTACTCTTACAGGTGTACTTAAAGGTAATGGCACTTCAGCATTTACAGCAGCTACTGCTGGTACAGACTATTTAGCTCCACCTTCAGGTACAGCAATTCTTAAAGCTAACTCAGGTGGTGCTTTAGCCAATGCTACAGCAGGAACAGATTATGCAGTTCCTACTACAGCATCTACATGGTCAGCATCACAAAGAGGTACAGTGACTACAGACAATGATGGTTCATTTGATATGTCTGTTACTAACAACTTCTCATGCACACCTACAGGTACATTTGCTCTAACATTCACTAATATTACAGCAGGTCAATCAGGTTATGTCCTCTTAATTAATACTGGTGGTTATGCAGTTACAGCAGCAGCTACTACTAAAGTAAACACATCATTCTTAACTACAGTAAGTGCAGCAGGTACATACTTACTATCATACTTTAGTGATGGAACTAATGTATATGTAACTACTGGTGGGATAATGGCATAATGGCTGTTCTTAATAATAGTAATGCTATTAGTACTACTGGTGGCTATGACATTAATAACTCACTTCGCTTTAGAAGTAGTGCGTCTGCTTATCTAAATAGAACACCAGCAAGTGCTGGTAATAGAAAGACTTGGACTTGGAGTTGTTGGGTTAAGCGAGGAAATTCAGGAGCAATTCAAGCAATTTTAGATGCTGATAATGCAACTGGTGGTGGTGATGAAATTCGATTTAATACTGATAATACATTTACCTATTTTATAAATGGTGCTGCAACAGGGACACTTACAACAACACAAGTATTTCGTGATCCATCGGCTTGGTATCATATTGTTTTAGCTGTAGATACAACTCAAGCAACAGCAGCAAATAGAGCAAAACTATATATAAACGGTTCTCAAGTAACTGCATTTTCTACTGCTACTTATCCTACTCAAAATGCGGATACAGATACTAATACAGCTACCTCACATAGAATTGGTTTCACTCGAAGCAGTCAAACATTTGATGGTTATATGGCTGAAAGTCACTTCATTGACGGCTCTGCTAAAGCAGCTTCAGACTTTGGCGAAACAGATACAACTACAGGTGTATGGAAACCTAAAGCCTACGCAGGCACTTATGGAACTAATGGCTTCTATCTTAAATTCTCTGACATAGCTACTACATCAGGTTCTAACGCAGGTCTAGGTAAAGACTTCTCTGGTAACGGAAACTTTTGGAATACTAATAACATATCTGTAACTGCTGGCACAACCTATGATGCTATGACAGATGTGCCTACACTTACAAGTGCAACTGTGGCTAATTATCCAACACTAAATCCTATTAGTTCATTAAGCGGTGGTGTTACTATTTCTGAAGCAAATTTAAGATTTGCATCAGCGGGAACATCAACAAGTAGTAATGCATATTCAACTATTGGAATGACTACTGGAAAATGGTATTGTGAAGTTACAGTTCTTGGCACAGATGTAATGGTTGGGCTTGCAAATGCTTTTAATTTATCATCAAGTAGTTATATTGGTTCTGCATCAAGTAGTTGGGGATATTATAGAACAGGAAATAAATATAATGCTGGGTCAATTACAGCTTATGGTGCAACTTATACAACTAATGATGTAATTGGAATTGCTTTTGATGCTGATGCAGGAACGCTTACATTTTATAAAAACAATACAAGTCAAGGGACTGCGTTTTCAAGTTTAACTTCTGGACCTTATTTTTTTGCAACAGGAAATAATTCTGCTAATCATATAGGTGCTATTAACTTTGGACAAAGACCTTTTACATACACACCACCTACAGGCTTTAACAGACTAAACACATATAACCTACCTGATAGCACTATCAAAAAAGGTAATACTGTGATGGATGCAACTACATATACTGGTAATGCTTCTACACAAACCATTACCAATGCAGCAGGATTTAAACCTGATTTTGTTTGGACAAAAAGTAGAGCAAATGCCTACCAACATAATTTGTATAATTCAATAAGTGGTGTAAACAAATTTTTACAATCTAATAACACAAGCACAGAAACAACCTTAGTTGGATCTTTAACATCATTTAACAGCAATGGGTATACACTTGGAAACCAAGATAATTCAAACTTTACAAATGGATCTACTGCTGTAGGTTGGCAATGGCAAGCTGGTCAAGGTTCAACATCATCAGGAACAGGAACAGGTGGTATTACAAGTGTTACACAGTCTGTAAATGCAACTGCTGGATTTAGTATTGTAACTTATACAGGTTCAGGTTCTAATGGAACAGTAACTCATGGTTTAGGTGTTGCACCAAAAATGATAATTTGTAAGTCACGCACTAATGCTTATGAATGGATTGTTTGGCACACAGGATTAACAAGTGCAGCTAATTATTTAAATTTAAATACAACTGCCGCACAAGCAAGTGCATCTACATTATTTCAAAGCACAGCACCTAGTTCTAGTGTTATTACTTTAGGCACAAATATTACTGTAAATGCTAGTGGTGCAAGTCAATTAATTTATGCTTGGGCAGAAATAGCAGGGTTTAGTAAGTTTGGTTCTTACACAGGGAATGCTTCTACAGATGGACCTTTTATATACACAGGATTTAGACCTAAATTTGTGATGATTAAATGTTCTTCAAGTGCCACAAATGGTGTATGGGTAATTAAAGATACATCAAGAAATTTATATAACACAGCAAATGCAAATTTATATGCCGACCAATCATTAGCAGAAGATACGACTTCTACGGTTAATATAGATTTATTATCTAATGGTTTTAAATTAAGAGGCACATACGCAGGAATAAACGCAGCACAAACTTACATATACATGGCATTTGCAGAAAACCCATTTAAAAATAGTAACGCAAGATAACAGGAGAAAACTATGTTTTTACTAAACGGAAATAGATTAGCAGAGGGTACCTCCTTTTATGATGCTAATGGAACACAATACCCACCACAATGGCTTAACACTTCTACAGAAGAACAAAAACTAGCTATTGGTATCACATGGGTAGCAGATGTTGTTCGTGCTGATGATAGATTCTATTGGGATGGTGATATAAACAACCCTAAAGCCCTTGAAGATAAACTTGAAGAAGATGGTTCTACAACTAAAGGACTTAAAAGTCAATTTGTAGCTCAAGTTAAAGACACAGCAGGTAAACTACTTAACGCTACAGATTGGTATATTATTCGTAAAGCTGAACGTAATGTAGAAATACCTTCAGAAATCACTCTAAAACGCACACAAATTGTCACAGAGTCAAATAGATTAGAAGTTGACATTAATGGTACAACAACTGTAGAAGAACTAATTACAGTGCTTAATAATCAAAATTGGAGTTAGTAATGGTTAAGACAGATGTAGAAGCAAGGCTATCAACACATGAAGAGGTTTGTGCCCTTCGTTATGAACAGATTAATGCTCGTCTTAAAAGGTTAGAACAAATTCTTTTAGGTACAGCAGGCTTTGTTATTATATTTCTTTTAACCCAGTTTGTACATTTAGCTAAGTAAATGTTATTAACTAAACAAAACTTGCGTAAACTCTATGCCTGTTTTGTTAAACTACCACCCTTTAATCTGTACCCAATGCCAGCACCTCATAAAGTGGGCTTTGGAGTTATGGATACAAAGGGAGAAGTGTTAGGGTACTTTCACACTTACCCTACAAGAATAGAAGTAGATGTTGCTAATGATTCTTTTTTAAAAGTATCTGAGACCCTTATGCACGAAATGGTCCATTGTATGCTATGGAATAGTGGACATACAGATTATGATAAGCACTCAGTTAAGTTTAAAAAATATTCTAAAATAGTTTGTGAAGAGTATAACTTTAATTTAGAGGAATTTTAATGGATCCAATTACACTATTAGCAGCATTAGGACCTTTAGCTGTTGACTTAGGTAAATCCCTAATCAATAAGTTTATAGCTCCTGATGTGTTTAAACCAGCTACTATAGAACAATATGCTCAAATGAAATCTATTGACTTAGAGTTCTTTAAAGTAATGAATGAAGCAGGTGGAGGTAATCCATCTTACCCTTGGGTAGAAGCCATAGTTAGATTAATGCGACCTATCATAGGGCTTCTTGTGCTTTCTACATGGGTTATTATGCACCTTAATGGTACAGCAACTCCTGAAGTAGATAACTTTGCTAGTGCAGTTGGATTCTATCTCTTTGGAGAACGCAGTTTGTTCTATATTAAGAAGAAATGAAACTAACTCCTAACTTTAGTTTAGAAGAACTTACATTTAGTCAAGTAGCATCAAGAAGAGGAGTAGATAATACACCCTCTGCTAAAGTAAAAGATAATTTAGAAAGACTTGCTTTATTTTTAGAACAAGTCCGTAAAGTAGTTAATAAACCCATATCCATAAGTTCAGGATATAGATCAAAGGAAGTTAATGAATCAGTGGGCGGATCTAAAACATCTCAACATTGTGAGGGGTGTGCAGCTGACTTTAATGTCAAAGGAATGTCTCCTGATGCTGTGGTTAGAGCCATTGTTACTGCTGATCTTCCTTACGATCAGGTCATATTAGAATTTGATAGTTGGGTACACATATCTATTCCAACTGTTAAAGGCAGTACCCCAAGGAAACAAGCCTTAATTATAGATAATAAAGGTAAAAGAAACTTTAACTAAAAGGAAAATATTATGCCAATGGTCGGAATGAAGAAGTTTGCTTACACTTCAAAAGGTAAAAAAGAAGCTAAAGAATATGCAAAGAAAACTGGTAAAAAAATGGCTGCTAAGCCTGTTAAAAAAGCTGGTGCAAAGCGTGGCTACTAAACTAGGATTATACGCTAACATTAATGCTAAACGAGCCCGAATTAAAGCGGGTTCAGGTGAAAAGATGCGTAAGGTAGGGGCTAAAGGTGCTCCTACTGCTAAAGCGTTTAAACAATCATTAAAGACGGCTAAAAAGAAATGATTAAAAAAGGTAAAGAAACATTTGCTGGTTATAACAAACCTAAGAAGACTCCCTCTCATCCTACAAAGAGCCATGCTGTATTAGCTAAAGTAGGTGAAACAGAGAAGCTTATTAGGTTTGGTCAGCAAGGTGTTAGTGGTGCAGGTTCTGCCCCTAAAACAGATGCAGAGAAAGCTAGACAGAAGTCTTTTAAAGCAAGGCACGCTAAGAATATAGCTAAAGGTAAGATGAGTGCAGCATATTGGGCTGATAAGGTTAAATGGTAATAAATTAGTTGACAAATAGCCATTCTTATGGTATAATTGTTATATACACTGGGAAAATAATACATGACTTACTTACAAATTGTCAATAGGGTTTTAAGAAGGCTTAGGGAGCAAGAGGTTGAATCTCTTACTGTTAATACCTATTCTACGCTTATTGCAGACTTAGTTAATGAAGTTAAACGAGATGTTGAAAACTCATGGAATTGGAGTGCTCTTCGTACAACTTTAACTGCTACCACTGCCCCTGACTTATTTAATTATGTCTTAACTGGCACTGGAACTAGATTTAGAGTATTAGATGTTATTAATGATACAACTAATACTTATATAGAAAGTAGACCAGGTTCTTGGTTTGATAGACAGTTTCTTATGGCTACTGTCCAAAAAGCTGCTCCAGCTTACTACAACTTTAATGGTGTAGATGCAAATGGTGACACACAAGTTGATGTATTCCCTATACCTGATGGTATTTATGATTTAAGATTTAATGTTATCCTTCCACAAGCTGATTTAGTACTTGCTACTGATGTTTTACAAATTCCTGCACCTTTAGTTATTGAAGGAACACTAGCTAGGGCTATCTCTGAACGAGGTGAAGATGGTGGATTTATGGAACAAGAACAACGCTTCAGAAGTATGCTTGCTGACTATATTGCTATAGAAGCAGGGCATAGACCTGACGAAACAGTTTGGTACCCTAGTTAATGGCTGGTCCATTAAAAACCACTAGTATAACAGCTCCTGGATTCATGGGTTTAAATACCCAAGATTCAGGGGTTACTCTTGAGAGTGGTTATGCTACTGTTGCTAATAACTGTATTATTGACAAATATGGTCGTTTAGGTGCTAGAAAAGGTTGGGATCTTTTAACAGATCCTATTAATGCTGTATTTACAGCTTCTATTACTACTACTACAATGACTGTACATTCAATTACCTCAGGTACATTATCTATTGGTACTATATTGTCAGGTACTGGTATTACTGCAGGAACTACAATTACAGCTTTAGGTACAGGTACTGGTGGAACTGGTACATATACTGTTAGTGCATCACAAACAAGAAATGGTATCTCAGGTACTTATGCTAGAGCAGCGGCAGTAGTTACAGTAACAGCAACTGCACATGGTCTATCAGTAGGTGATACAGTTTATTTAGACTTTACTTCAGGTACTGCTGCAGATGGTGCCTTTGCAATTACAGCAGTTACAGCAAATACATTTACAATTACTCATGGAACTAGTGGAACTACTAGTGGTAATGTAACAATATATAGACCAACAACTGCTTCTAATGATCTTACTACAGGTAGTTATTTAGAGTCTATATTTGAATTTAAAACAATTGGTGGATCTATTAGTTATTTATCATCAGGTGATGGTAAATTATATGCTAGTAGTACAACAACTAGCCTTACTAGAAAATATGTATTTGGTGCAGATTCAGGTGGTCCTGTAGCATTAAGTACTCAACCTAACTTTACAGGAAATAGATGGCAGTGGGCTGCTCTTCCTGAAGGTAGTGGTGCAGCTGCAGAATCTTATGCTTTTGCTGCTCAGTCAGGTAATCCTTTCCTTGTATATAGAGAAGGTGGTCATAGTGGTCCTTTTGTATTCCAAAGAGTTGGCACAGATTATGGAACTGCTCCAACTGGAGTAACTACATTTGACCCTGATTGTGTATTAGCCTCTTTTGGTAGAATATGGGTTGGTGGACTAACAGATAATAAAACAACTGTATTTTATAGTAAACTACTAGATGGTGCTCATTTTACAGGAGCAGGAAGTGGTTTATTAGATATTGGTGGTGTTGTTGGACAGAATGATGAAATTGTATCTATTGCTCAACATAATAAATATTTAGTTATATTCTGTAAGAATAACATTGTAGTTTATCAAGGTGCTAATGACCCTACAACAATGACATTAGCTGATACTATTAAAGGTGTTGGATGTATTGCTAGAGATTCAGTACAAAATACAGGTAATGACTTAGTGTTCTTATCTAAGAGTGGTGTTAGAAGTTTCAATAGAACTGTACAAGAGAACTCTATGCCACTGCGTGAACTCTCTCTTAATATTAGAGATGACTTAGTTAGCTTTCTTACTGTAGAAACTTTAACTAATGTAAAGAGTATTTATTTTGAAAGAGATGCTTTTTATCTAATTACTTTTCCAGGTTCTAAGACAATGGTTTATTTTGATCTTAGAAACATATTACAAAATGGGGCAGCAAGAACTACTATTTGGAATAATAATGCTGGTATAACTTATAAAGCGTTTTGTAGTACAGAAGATAGAAAACTTATTCTAGGTGTAGCAAATGGTATGGCAGAATATACAGGTTATTTAGATAACACTGCTAGTTATACATTTAGTTATTATACATCTAACTCAGATTTAGGTGCACCAACACAAGAGAAAATGCTTAAAAAAGCTAACTTAGTTGTTATTGGTAGTGGAGATCAAGACTTTGTATTTAAGTATGGATATGACTATACATTAAATCCTCAGTCAGTCACTATTGTACAAAACTTAGGTACTAAAACATTTTCCAAATTTAATACAACAGCTAAATATAATATTAGTAAATATGCCTCAGCAGGTATTGGTGTTAATTCAATTTCTATGCCATTATCAGGATCAGGCAAAGTAATTCAATTTGGAGTTGAAGCTACAGTAAATGATAATCCAGTGTCAATACAAAAAATAGATGTCTATCTTAAAACAGGGAAAATTTTATAATGTCTAACTATACCAAAACCACCAACTTTCTTGCTAAAGATTCTTTACCTGAAACTGATTCAGGAAAGATTATTAAAGGTTCAGAGTTTGATACTGAGTTTAATGCCTTACAAACTGCTGTAAATACTAAAGCTGATTTAGCTTCTCCTGCTTTTTCAGGTGTTCCTACAGCTCCAACAGCAACAGCAGGAACTAATACAACTCAACTTGCAACAACTGCTTTTGTTAATAATATTCTTTTTCCATCAGGTGGTATTATTATTTGGTCAGGATCTTCAGCTACTATTCCAGGTGGTTGGTTATTATGTAATGGTACAAGTGGTACTCCTGATTTAAGAGATAGGTTTGTTATAGGTGCTGGTTCTACTTATGCTGTAGGTGCAACAGGTGGTAGTGCAAATGCAGTTGTTGTAAGTCATACTCATACTGCTACTGTTACAGACCCTGGTCATACTCATACACCAACACCAAGCACAAGTTTCTTGAGAGCTACTGCTGGTGCAAATGGTAGTAATTCTGGTTCAAACTGGAGAAATGATACTTTAACTATTGGTTCAGCAACTACAGGAATTACTGTAGCAAATAGTACAGAAGGTGTAAGCGGAACTAATGCTAACTTACCTCCGTACTATGCTTTATGTTACATTATGAAGAGTTAATGAGTAAGATAGAGTATGTAAATCTTCTATATAGAATATATGGAAGTCCTAAAGAAGGTAAAAAGAAGTTTTTAGAAGAAGCTTTAACTTGGGAATATTACCCAGTTTATCGTAATAATGAAACAATTGCTTTATTTGTAATAAAAGGTAATAGAATACAATGTGGATGTCTTCCTGAGTATAAAGGTAAGTGGTTTCCAATGAAGATGTACAAGAGGTTGGTTAAGAATATAGTATTAAAATATGGAAGAGTTGAAACATCTACTTTTCCTGAAACAAAAGAGTTTGTAGAAAGACTTGGGTTTAAGGAAGTAAGTAGAAATGAAAATATTATTAATTTTATAAAGACAGAGGTTTAATATGGGTTTTTTCTCAGATTTATTCGGTGGTGGTGATGCTCCTACAATAGCCCCCTATCGGGCATCAGATATTACTACAACTACAGGTAGTGCTGTGGGTGGTGCTGGAGGATCAGTAACTACTTCTTTATCTCCTGAACTTCAACAATTCTATGACTTCTATTTAAATGAAGCTAGAAAGAACCTCCCTACTGGGGCAGATCAAGCCTTTGCTAATCAAGTATCTAAGTATGGTCAAGGACTGTTTGGTCAAGCAGCTAATCTTGATACAGGTCAAATGACCTCTAACTATTATAATCAAGTGTTAGCAGGGTTAGATCCACAAAGACAAGAAGAAAATGTTTCTTTAGCTAATACACTTTTCTCACAAGGTCGTACTGGGTATGGTGCTGGTACTGCTGGTGGTTATATTAATCCTGAACAATTTGCTTTATTGAAAGCAAGAGAACAAACTAATGCTGGTATCTATTTAACAGCTGAAGACAGAGCTAGAGCAATTAGAAATCAAGAATTACAAAGTGGACTTGGTTTTGTAGGTTTAGGTAATGAACTTAAAACAGCAGGGTATGCTCTACCTACATCATTATTTGGTACAGGTGTGCAACTTGGTCAAATTAATAATCCATTAATTGCTCCATCATTACAAGGTGGTCAAATGGTTACTAATGTTAATACACAGAATGCACAAATTGAAGCTCAAAACCAAGCAAATAAACTTGGCTTTTGGGGTGGTCTCATTGGATCAGGTTTTAGTGCTCTTAATCCATTTGCTAGTGCTTCTAGTGGTTTAAGTAGTTTATTTAGTTCTGCTCCTGCTGCAGGGGGTTACTCCACAGGTGGTTATGGTGGATCTATGACAAGTACTGCTCCATCCTCAGGTGGATTAAGAATCGGATATTAATTTAAGGAAAAATCATGGCTGGAATCGTACCTAGTTTATTTGGACCAACTCCTGAAGAGTTAATGTCTCTCAGGAAACAAGAACAAGCAAAGACCATAGCTTCTTATGCCCCTGCTGGTGGAAGAGCTGTTTTAGGAGCTGCTATTGGCACTGCTTTAGCTGGAGGTGCTAATAAACTATTTGGGTTAGAAGACCCTGCAATTAAACAGGCTACAGATGTTTATGCTACAATACAAAGAGTACAAGAAGAGTTAGGTACAGATATTAACGATCCAACTTTACTTTATCCTGCATTAGCTAAAGGATTCTCTGATGCTAACCTCCCTGAAATGGCTTCTAAAGTTATGTTAGAAGGTTATGATAAAATGGGTGATTGGAAAAAACAACAGGCTGAAATTAATAAACTTAATGAGCAAGCTAAAGCTGAAGTTATTAAAGCTAATAAAGAAAAGAAATCACCTCTTCAAATTAAAGAAGAGTATTTAGCTGAAGTGACTAAAGAGTTTGATGCTGAACCTACAAATAGTCTTTTAAAAGATAAAAAAGATAGGGCTTTACAAGAAGTTAATAATGAAATTGCTACTAAACTTTCTAGTGATGCTCAATTCTCACAAGCAGTTGCTACATTAAATAATCCTAATGCTACTCCACAAGATAAAGCTAGAGCTAAGAATGTTTATGGTATGTTACTTCCTAAAGTAACTAATCAAGGTTCTTATGATATAGAAATTGATGATAAAGGAAATAAGGTTGTTAAACCTATGCCAGGTTCTATTGAATATGAAAAAAGATCTACAGCTTTACAAAAAGGAATTAATTTAGTTAAATCAAGACAAAATACCTTATCTGAAACACTTTTAACTATTGACACTGCTATTACTTCAGCTGGAAAACCTTATGCTACTGGGGTTGTTGGGAAACTAACTGGATTTATTCCAGGAACTCCAGGATATACTTTAACAGAAGGTGATTTAACAGAATTAAAAGCTAAGATTGGTTTTGGTGAGCTTCAAGAAATGAGACAAAATAGTCCTACTGGTGGTGCATTAGGTCAAGTAGCTGTGCAAGAGTTAAAATACTTACAAAACTCTTTAGGAGCTCTTGAACCTGGTTTAGGTGGTCCAAAACTTATTGAGAATTTAAATAAAGTTAAGAAACATTATGAGGGATTTTTAAAAGCTCTTGATGATGAATTAACAACTGCTCAAGCAAAACAAGCTGGATTAACTCCTTCTCCTAGAGAATCTTTAGCTACCCCACCTAAAGAAAGTGCTCCTGCACAAACTGGTGACTCAGATTATTTAAGTATTATTAGAGGTGCTAAAAAGAATAAGGAAGCTAAATAATGGCTGCAATTGATTGGTCTAAGCTAAGTCTAGATCAGCTTAACATAGCTGAAAAAGTTGTTATGGAAGCAGAAAAACAAGGAGTTGACCCTAGCCTTGCTTTAAGTTTTGCTAACATTGAAAGTAACTATAGTCAGTCTGCTAAATCTTCAGCAGGTGCTATTGGTGTCATGCAATTAATGCCAGGAACTGCTAAAGACCTTAATGTTGACCCTAATGATCTAGATCAAAACATCACTGGCGGTATCAAGTATATTAAACAAAACTATGATAAATATAAAGATCCTTATTTAACTGCTATTGCTTATAATGCTGGTCCTAGCGTTGCTGATAAATTTTTTGCATCTAAAGACCCATCTATTCTTCCTGCAGAGACAGTTAATTATGTCTCTAAATTAGGTGATTTATATACTCCTACAGTAAATGTAACTCCTACAGAAACTCCTCAAGCAGAGCAACCTACTCAAACAACACCAGGAGGGTATACTCCATCTGATTCTGATAAATTTAAACTTTCTACTTATGGTGAAATTGACCCTGATAAAATTGCATTAGCTACCTCTATTGGTGCAGGTCTTACTACTATTTTAGCTCCTGAATTAAGAGCTGGTAAACTTGGTGTAGATGTTATAGGTAATGTTATTAAAAGAGCTTTTGGTGGTGGTGTTACTTCAGGATTTGGTGCCTATGCAGGTGAATCATTTAAAGTTGGACAACCTGAAAATGCTGAAACAGACTTAGCAGCTTTAGGTGTAGAGTTAGTAGCTAGTGGTGGATTATCTTTAGGTACAGAAGCTGTTAAAAGAGCTCCTGCAGTACTTAATTTTATTCCTGGAGTATCTAAGATCACTGGAGCTTTAAAAACAGTTACAGGTGGTGCTACAGAAGCTGAGACATGGCTTAAAAACATAGCATTTGGTCCTCAAACAATTAAAGGTGGTACTTCTACTAATACATTTAGAATTGGTACTGAGAATGCAAATAGAGCTTATTTAAGTGATATGGGTATTCAAGTAGGTAAAGATGAGCTTGCTTCTACTGCTGTCCGTAATACACTTAAAAAAGAAGTTGATGACTACTATAAAGCAGGTGTTGGTTTCTACAAAAGTAAAGAAAAAGATGAATTGTTAGTTGAATTAAAAAAAGCAGTTGATAATAAATCTGTCTCTCGTCAAGAGTATGTAGATCTTCGTAAGTTTGTTTCATCACAATCTACAGATTTAGCAGAAGATGCTACAAGATTTAGTTCTGACTTATTAAATATTGCTCAACAATCTAAAGGACCTTATTCTAAAATACCTCTTGGAGAAAGAGCACAAGAACTTTTAACTAAGCATTTAGATAACTATTTTATGACTTACACAAATAAGCCATTATATTCTACATTAAAGAAAGTTGAGGCAGACAGATTTACTGCTGAAGCTCGTGATAGTATTCCTACCCTAATTAAGGGAGGTTTTCCTAGTGATGTAGCTGAAAGAGCTATGTTTAATATTAAAAGAAGTGCAAGTGGAACACAAGACTTTAAAATAGCTATAGGTAGTTACTTTAAGACTCTTCCCGAAAGTAAACTTATTGAAGAGTTTAATCGTTTAGAGCCTATTCTTACTAAGACTAGGATAGTTCCTATGGATGAAATTAATGCTATTAAAAAAGGTATCAACTTAGCTAAGAGTCCTTTTGCTAAAGCTGGTGCTTTGGCTGGTGTAGCTCTTAAAGATGCTATTGTTACTGGAATTAGTTCAGGATTAGCAGGCACTCAACAAGAGAAATTAAAAGTAGCCCCAGTAATGCCACTATAATAAAAAAGGGGCAACCGCCCCTTTGTTTTATTCCCCTTCTTCATCCCATTCAATCATTAATCGAATGATTAGAAGATCAAGCAAGAGTATCCAACCTTTACCTTTCCTGCCTATCTGTCTATAACTCATGTGCTCAATACCTAAATTAACACCACTGATTAGTTCTGATCCAAAATAAAACATTAGTTTACCTCACAAGTTCCGCCACTGCAAGCCAAATTATCTTTAGCTTCCGTATGGTCGTCAGTTTCAATTACTTTCGTTAAGTCTATCTCTTGGAGATGTTTAAACATTTCCTCGAAGGTTTCTTTAGTACAATCTTCAAATGGAGCTTGAACATAAGTGCCCCCATCATAAGGTAGTACAGAGATACCAGTATAGTTATAACGATTCTCCCACATCCACTTACCACATTCATCCCACTCATCATTCTTTAGAGAGATAGTGCATGATACATTATGTTGATTATCACCTCTATTATTACCATAAGCTACCCATTCTAAGTTAAACTTCTTAACTCTTTCTAAGATGTCTTTATAACTTTCAGTGCGAAGGATAGAACCTTCAGGAGCTTTCTGAGGAAAACTCATTACAGCTTCTAAGTGGGGTTTCCATACACAGTCTTCTATTAGACTAGGTACTGTTGATGTCATATATCTATATAATGGTTCATTCTTACCTACACGCATTCTACGAATATAATAGTCATTATGCCAAGCATGAATACCACTACTACTACCAAGTACAAGAGAAGTAGTGCCAGCAGGCTTAACTGTAGTGATTCGGGCAGATTCATTGATGCCAATGATATTAGCCACTCGTTTATTTTCTTCTTTAGCTTCACCTGCAGCCTCCGCTAAGTTTAATTTAAGAACACCACCTGAAGCAATACCAGTCATAGAAACACCCAATAGAGCATCTTCTTCTGAAGTTTCTTTCCATACACTTCTTAGATAATGGAAGTCAGTGTAGCCAGCTTGTAGTGTACCAATGAATGTAGCAGCTCTAACACGAGCATTAAGTGTGTCTTGAGTATCTACATCTGATACATTGACCTCAACTAAGTTACAATAGGAGTTAGGTCTTAAACTAATCTCAGCACATGGGTTAGTACCCACATCATAGTTATTAGTCCAAAACACGCCAGGTTCACCTGCACCTGATTGTTCTACTCGTCTCCAAATAGAGAACCATTCTTCTTCTGTAATCTCTTCACGATTTAAAGCTACTGAGTTGTTAGCTCTACCTCGTTGTGGATTAAGTTCATACCATGTACCACTCTTAGCTGCCATCATATCCATGTCATCTTTATCAAATAAAGAGATTAGAGCAGCTCTACGAATACCACCTGATAGAACAGCATCAGCAATATGGCAGATCATATCATGCACTTCAATAGGCTCTAGCTTACGACCAACAGCATTGTTTAGCACACTACGAAGCTTATCTAAGCAAATGCGTAATGGGTCAGGACCAGGGGCTTTGCCACCTGAAGTAATAAGTCGAGAACCCTTAGGTCTAATATCTCTAAAGTCAAATACTGGCTCAGATTTACCAAGCGTATAGGCTTTAATAATTACTTTAACAGCATCAGCCCAACCCTCAATAGAATCTCCTACCAAGAATCGTCGTTGTTTAGAGGATGGACCAAGGATAGTAGGGAGTCTATCTGTGTGTCTGCGTTGAACGCTGAAGCCCACGCCACTTCCGCCAAGTAGGTTAAACATGGTCTCGCTGAAAACGGCAGGATGATCGACAGGGGAATAAGCACAATTGAACATACGATTATTGCTAAGTTCAATAGGAGTACCTCCAAATTGAAGGCTACGCATTGAAGGCAGTACTTGACGATTGTAAACATATTTGTAAACATCTTTAATTTCCTCTTTCAGTTGTGGGTATTTCTTCATGTGCATTACCATGTTGCGACTGACTAACTCTTCCCAAGTTTCCCTTCTTTGTGCTTCAGGAACATACTTAGCATATTTATTAAATATGGTTATGTCACTTAATATCTTTTGACTTTTATCCATTGGTTTCTTTCTTATAGCGTAGTTATATAAATTAATCGGAGGAAGAACTATCTCCAAGTTCCAGTTCATTGACCAACTTGTCGTACTTATCTTCAATTTTGTCTTGGAAAGCATAGACTAAATCCTCAGTAGTAAGTCCGAGAAGGTCAATTAAATCTACCTCTGAAACTTGTTCAATAATCTTTTCTTGTAATTCTGTTAATGTTATCATGTTTTCAATTCTTTTAGCAACTCTACATAGTGAATGACTTTATCTAGGTCAGCTTTACCACCCTTGTCTTTCCATCTGCAGATGTACTTAATTATGTTTCCCTCTATAAAAGGTATATTGTTTTTAGTTATGAACTCAATCGGTTGTATAGTAAATTTCTTATAATGATCCCCTCCAATTTGTTTACTAAGTGATGTTGACATATTTCTCTCCTGTTTTATGACTAATACTCTTAGTACCTCTAAACCAATTACCACATCCTTGACATTGGAAGCGTTGATACTTAGCACTAGCTGTGACTGCATACCCTCTCTTCTGATGATGTTTTCCACCACAATTAGGGCAGACTAAACCATCTTCAGATAAGACAGATAGATTCAAGTGATTCTTAATCCAAGGCTTAAAGCGTTGATAGACATTCTCTAATAAGATTACATCATTCTTATTATACTTCTCCATTGTCTTCCAAGCTTGTGGGTCTTTGTTCATACACTTAATCCAAAGCTCATGTCCCTCATGTGCAGTTTTCTTACCAAGTCCCAAGGCTTGAGAAACATAGTCTAGTTTATTAGATACAAACCTAAACTGTCTCTTAGCTACTTGTAGTAAATCAATCTGTTTAAACGGAGCAGGCGGTGTTAGTCCATTAAGAATAAAATCCTTGTTAAGTGTAGGTATGTCAAACCTAGCACCATTGTAGTGAATGACTGCATCAGCCTCGTCGAGAAGTTTGTGGATACCTTGTAGCATCTTCTTTTGTGACGACTTATTCACAGAATCAAATATAACTTCTTTCTTACCTAGCCATTTAGCAGCATAACATAAAGTATAAGAGGATTCAAGCAATTGGTTTAACCCAATGTTCTGATCCCATATACCCCATACATGAGCTGTATTAGGACTTGTTTCAATATCTAATAATAATATCTTACTCGTCATAGTGTTCTCCGTCATTTCCATTTTGTCCTATTACATCAATTCGAGAGACTTCTCCAGTTGACTTGTCTAACTCGTATGAAGGAAGCATGTCCTCATTAGAGAGTTTTTGCTCTTTAATACGCTTACCAAATATCTTATCCCAGTTATCTTCTGCTTCTTTAGACAGGGGTTTACTTCTAATTGAATCACCTGTTATATCATTCTTACTCATTGTATCTTCCCTTCAAATACCCAATCAGGAAGGTAGTGCAAATGAATCTCATGCCCAGCTTCCGTTTGTTCTAGTACACAATTTCTTACTACATAATTTGCTACCATCTTTAATAATATTTCTTCTTCTTGTTCATCTATCTCTACACTTTCAAAAGAGCCATCAGGTCTTAGTCCTTTTACTAACACGCTTTACCCTTTCTGCTTTGGTTTTGGTGTCATGGCAACTTTTGCAGAGTACTTGTAAATTATCCGATGAACAAAAAAGCCGTGCAATAAATATATCCCACGACTCGAATCCTTTCTTAGGGCACACCACAGGAAGTATGTGATCCACCTGAACCTCCTTAGCAGGGAAATGCCCTTTGCATCCACAACATTCATAGTGCATAGCCAAGCGTTGAGATTTGTCGTTAATTTTCTTACCAACTTGAGCTTCTTTAAGAGATTCATATTTTGGGGGGTACCTTCTAAATCCACCCCTTAGGGTAGAAGTTATAAATGATTTGTAGCGACCTTCAGTCCATTCCTTATTTGTCGCCAAGTGCTAACCTTTCAAAATGATTTGTCCAATCATCGTCTAATGATCTGAGAATGTGTAAACATCTTCCATTCATTATCATCCATTCATCATTCTTATACATATCTCTAACTACAGAGAACATTTCTTGTTCAGTGAAAGACTCAGCCAAAGCTTTCTTAGCCTTAACTGGTCCAATACCTGCTATACCTTTTATGTTATCAGAAGTATCACCTGTGAGAAGTTGTGTGTAGAAGTTTCTAAATCCAGTTTCTTCATCTACTTCATAGAATTCTTTTTTAACGAAGTTGTAGTGCTTTCCAGGCACTTGCAACAAGTCTTTATCTATAGAACAGATGATGCTAGATTCATTTTGATTGATACCAAGATAATCGTCTGCTTCCATCTTTTCAGCAACTGTTCCTTGCCAACTCTCTACTAGATAGTCTCGAAGGAATTGTAGGTGCTTAGGTTTGGTTGCAGTACGATTAGCCTTGTATTCAGGATAGATGTGCTTCCTGAAATTGTCAGGAGATGTCAAGAATAATTTATACTCAGATGCTTCCACCTCAGCTAGAGTATTCTCAATCATCTCATTGACACGATAGACAGCGATAGCTTCGTTATCATTCTCGGTAGTACAAGCTACTCTAAATGCGTAAATATCGCCATCCATCAAAGCCTCCATTATGCTGGAGATTCTTCCGTTGCTAGTTCAGCTTCTTTAGAGAAGACATAAGCCTCGAACTGTTTTGCGGTCTTTACTACAGCATCAACTGATGCACCTTGACCTAACAATTCCACCGCAGTACCTAGAGAAGATTGACGAATGATATACACTTGTCGTCTAGCTCTTTCTTCTGCTGTCTCATAGTTGCTACCAATGACCTTACCACCGCCACCAGTTGACTTAGGGGCTTCTGCTCTTGGAGGAGCTTCACCTTCTTTGTCAATAGCTTTCCACTGCCAGTAATCACCTTCTTTAACAGTAAGAACATCTATACGATCACCTTTAGCATACCCTTGAATGTCTTTAAACACTGTAGGATTGCTGAATGACATAAGCTTCTTACCTTGTACTTGCCCCTGTTCATTCTTGAAACTAACTTGTAATGTCTGATATTGTCCTTTACCAGTCTTCACTGACTCAGGTGAACCTACATCAATAATTTCTATAATCATAAATACTCCTTTAAAATTAGTCTTTTACTAAGACTATACATATATTATACCACATCCATATTACTTGTCAACCCAAATTTCCATATCTTTCCAATTATTTCCAACCTGTACTTCTGCCTTCATTGGGAGGTCAAACTCAGTCCCAAACATCTTCTGAAAGTTCTTAGGAACATCTTCAAATACATCTAACATTGTCTTAGCTAAAGTATCAGTAAAACCACTATCACAATCAATGATAATGGAATCATGAACTGTATTAACAAGTCTCGCCTTTTCATAATTTAATTTCCTCATTCGGTTATATAAAGATACTCTTGCCAGTGTCATTAAGTCTGCACCAAGTCCTTGAACAGGATAGTTAAGAATTGTGGTGCGAGGGAAAACCTTCTCCCCTCGTCTTAATTCAGGTTCAAACTGATAGATTCTACCAGTAGGAAGTTTAACCATTTTAGTCGTTGTAGCTTCTTGCATAAGTTTAATGTGCCACTTATGAAGTCCTTTATACTTGCTATAAAATTCATCAATGACACCTTGCCAAAACTTTTCACTTTTACTTACCTCAGCGAAGTTTGGATCATTAGCGTAGGAGTAAGCACTTCCTCCATAAATAAGTCTGAACACAAATGTCTTAGCAATAAGACGACTAGGCAAACCAAAGCGATTCTGATTATCAGTGTGTTGATCGACATTGTTCCATATCTCTTCATAGGCTACTTTATCCTTACTTAAAAAGGCAGCACATCGCCACTCAAGGGCAGAGGCATCACCCTGAATTAGCATTGTTTAAACGCTTCTTCTAAAAGCTTTCTAACATCTTCGTTCATCTCTGTTAAAACATACTTAGCCCCTAGGTCTTTAACATAACTCTCAAAGTCTCCAAGAGTATGATAGAAGTATGCTTCATCTTCTGAAGGGTTCATATCAGGTACATCGTAGTCGTAGTCTATTTCGTCATTCATAAGTTTCTCCTTTAATTAATCTTTATGTCCAAATTGTTCTGCATCACTTCCATACATTACAGTGCAACCTGTAGGACTTAAATCACAGTTAGGGTAAGAATAGCACCCTATATGCTCGTCACAAACTTCTTTAAAATAAGTTTCTTCTAACTCAAAAGCATCAAACATATCATCTATGGTTTCTTTTACTTTGTCAACCCTACTATGTATTTTATCATAAATCTCATCATACTCTTTTTGAGTTTTAGGTCTAAATATTACAGCATGGGCTATTTTATTAACAGCATCATGAAGTTCTTCATAATGAAGACATAGTTTAATCCTATCTTTCTTCTTCATAATTTTCTCCTAGTATCGTGAATAAAATAGTTCTTTTATTTCTCCATCAAAATTTTGTAGATTCGGCTTTGAGGAACTAAGGCGACCAGTTCTAGCAACGCACTGGTTGAGTTGTCCATGTAGCGAACCTTTACTCCAACCTTGATTTTCTCTGAGTTCAGGGAGTCCTGAATAGTAAGTCCCTCTACGCTTTTCAAGTCCACTCCTTTTAAGGATAAGTTGAATAATTCCTTTAGAAACTCCTGTGCCCCTAAGGCTTCTAAGCGTTTGTTCATCTGTGCTATAGTACCCATCTTTTTTTAATTCACTCCCTTTTAGTGGCTCAATTAATCTAGGCATATCATAGGTGTGATCTTTCCACCCTTCTTTTACTTGCCCTTTTCTCTCGCCAGTTTTATAAACTCCGATAACTTCTTTCTTGGGTATAGTAATCCTTCCACCATACAAAAGACAACTGAGGTGATCTTTGCTATTAAAGTTAAAACCATCAATATTAAAAGTTTTAGCCAATTCTTCATCAAGTAATCCGACTTCCTTTTCCAATAAGGCACCAAGTTCTAAACTCCTATCTTCATCAAATAAAATTCCATTATACTCCATCTCTTCTAAAACAAGTAAGTCCTGATTGTGCAAACTAATCAATCGTTGTCTTTCTTGTGGTAGAGCCATTACTTCCTCATACTGCCGTTTAAACACTGCCTCTGTAAGAAGCAAATCTTGTTTCAAATAGTCTTCAAGAATGTCTTTAGGGACATCAGGTGTGTCTATCCCATTCCCCCAATACTCAGTAGCAACAACATCAAGCTTACTACCCAAACCATAGTACTCAGCGACACCATTAAGTGAAGGGTAGGGATTCTGTTGGTTAGTGAGTATAAAATGTACCAGCTGACAATCCCAAATACGCTTATCCACAAAACTAATTCCATATTTTCTTATCCAATGCAAGTCAAACTTAATGTTAAAGCCAACAAGAATAGCGTCATTGTCAAGCACATTCTGTATAGCGTTAAGTTTTTCCCTGTACGGATTTCCACTATATTCAATGTCAAATATATTAGAAACATTATTATGATGAAGTCCGACATAGCAAAGTTTATTCCTTTCAGAGAATGGGTTTCCATTAGCATGGATTGTTGTTTCTACATCTAAGATTATTGTGTTCATATCTATATTCTATCACACATCTACATATCTTGCAACATCAGGTTTAATAACACAATCAAACTTGCCATGTCTCATGTCAGGGATTGAATCATTATCGCCTACAAGTTTGTTCTTAGAGATACAGAAGTGACGCATATACTCCAAGCCCTCATCATTCGTCTTACCAATGCCTAGTATCCAGTCTGCTTCCGCTTGTTTAGATGTTTTAGCATTAGCAACATTACCCATGTTAAGCCACTTAACTCCTTCACCTGATCCGTCAGCTTGACACACTGCAATCACTGGTGCATAGTCTTTAGCAAGTTCTCTAGCCCATTGGTAAATTGATCCTAGCATTAAATCATTCCTGTCTTGCTCAAACCCTTTAATCTTGTCTATCTGGTCGAATATAATTAAGCTAGGTTTAATCTGCTCACAAATCTTATTGACATCTTTGTAGCTAATTGAGGCTTGGTCAAAGATTTTAATCTTGTGTTGTGTCTTCTCAATAAATCGTTCCTTGTTAGCCTTGATGTTTTGATAGAGTTCAGGTAGAGACAAGCCAAGTGAGGCTTGAATACATCTCATCATAACCTTACTGCCCTGTTCCTCATTGTTGAACCAAAGAATATTGCCTTCTGCTTGTGTAGCCATGTGTGTGACTTCACTAGCCAAGAATGTTGTCTTACCAGTCTCAGGTCTAGCAAATAAGAAACCAAAGTCCCCTTGTCTAAGACTACCCAAAGATTGATTGAGACAGTTTAAACGCCATCTAAGTCCCTTGGTAGTCACTTGAGACTCGTAGAGTTCCTCTAGGTCATCTGTGACGAATGTAATCTCTTCTTCGTTAGGTCTGTCAATGTCCATCTTAGAGATTTTGTCAAGAATCTCGTTAAAGTCTTTTCTGCCCTCTGTGACTTCAAGAGCCATCTCTGCAACTTCACGAGCCATAACTGCTGATCGTTGTTTGTCGAGATATTCCTCAATCCGAGTGTCATCAACTTCCAATCCACGAAGCTTGTCGAAGATTGTATTGAACATTTCCTTTTCAACATCTTTCAAGAATGGATAGTCAGAGAAGAATTTTAGTTCTAGGTCGTCAATGGTGTATTGATCTTTATCAGAAGATTCCTGTAAAGATTTAACACAATAAAGAAGCTTGACAAGTTCTTTGTTTGTTATTATAATATTATTTATATATTTATTATATATTATATTATTTAATATATATTTAATAATAATTAATTCTATCATACTTGTTTCTCCATGTCAATAACATTTAAATATTTTTTAATCTCTGTTTCTGAATAACATTTTGGATCGAGATCAGTCCAAATTGTTCTTACTTCATCAAAAAGTAATTTCGCATTTCCTGCTTGTTTAAGAGCCGATAAACTTTTATCCTTATCGAGCCATACAAAAAGTTTTTTAAAGCGTTTAGAGAGCCTTAAAATGAGTTCTAGGGGTATAATTGAGTTATGTATTGGAACACTTGGTAGTACTCTACTAACTTTTATAGCAGAAATTGCGTCTTCTACAATAATTACACTATCATTTTGCGTATTCTGCATAATGGGTTCATTATTGCGAATAACTCCCCTAGTCATATACTTAGCACCTAATCCAGTGAAGTTTCTAGCGTTTTGATAGCTACCACCATCAAATACCAAATAGCCATCACTATCCCAAAAATAATTTTTATTGATTTCATCGTTTGTTAGTCCATATTTTTTAAGGTAGGTCATTCCCTTAGCATCCATAAACTGAGCTTTGTTGAATGACATGAAAGATTTCTTTTCTACTATTGTGTTTAAACGATCCTTGTATTTCTCTACAATGTCCCCTCTATCATGATAACCACAAGCAAAACAATACTTATGCGTATCAGAATAAACTGCTAGGTTATTACCACTCTTATCAGCACCATTGGCACTGCATTTAGGACATCTCTCATTGTATAAAAAGTGACTCAAAATAAACATTCCCCAACTAAATCAATCAAAGGTGTCTCAATAGGTTTATCTAATACCCTGATGTTAAATTCAGGTTTATTCTCACAAAACCATTGAGCTTCTTTACGAGAATAAAAACTTCGTAAGTCACCAAAGTCGTCATAGACAACATAGCGTCTAGTGACCACAATAAGCCTCTACGATTTTCTTACTATCATATTTATTTTCTTTATTATACACTTGCTTTTCTTTTAAATCTAAATACATCGGTGTAAGTTCTACATGATGAACATCTTTAAGTTTAATAGTTTGTTTTAAATCAGAAGGTAAGAAAGTCCAAATCTGACTTGATCTTAGTTCCCCATTCGTATCGAACTCTTCATATCTCCATGCGTCAGGTTTTTTCATAGGTCTTTCCATTCTATAAAGTCATGATGATCTTCATCTGAGGGCGTTTCTTTACTAGCTAGGTCTTCTCGTTCCATGTAAAGCAAATCATTCTTAATGTCGTTTAAACAATGATTGCATAGGTCTAAGTACTCCCCTGTCGTTTGGCTTTTTCGTGTTGATTCATAATCTGATAACAAAGCATTACAGGCGATACATCTCATTTCATACTCCGATCATTTTAGAAAGTATCTCATTAACATCTCTTGGTAGGCTTCGAGTAGGTCGTTGAAGTAAAGTGAAAGATTTCCCATCTCGTTTAAACTTTGCTTGTGATTCCCAACCATAACCCCAAAAGAAGTTAAAAGTATTTTTAGTTAAGTAAATTATTTTATACTCACCAAAGTTTTTTGTTTGCATTTTTGTTTCTCCAAAAGTTTTAAATAACTTCGTGCATTACGATAATAAAGTAGCGTATCACTTAACATTATAACATATCCTTTTCAGAAAGTCCATACTGGTATAAATAATCCTCTTGTAAGTCAGTGTCTTCCATAGCATCAACCAAATCAACACTAAACCTCCTAGGATGATTGTCCATAATCCACTTTTCAAAGGTAGGCACTTCAATAATATCACTTGAAAATACATGCCATTGATCCACTTCAAAAGAGGGTCTAAAATTGCTTTGTGGTAGTTTAATTGCCTGTAAATATGCTTCTGTGATGTTTTTTGCTTCTACAAGTATATAAAAATTACTTATATTTTCAGCTTCTACTCTAAATTTTTTCATTTAATAATCTCCAAAATATGTTTCGTTGTTCTTTTCTCGATTGCCTAATACATAACCGAATATAAATCCTACCACAAAAGCTATAATAATTGAAAGCATTTTTATCTCCTAATAAAAAATAAGTCTATCTAATTTTGTTTTCTTTGTCTTTATTCCCCATGTATGAGGTTTTTTTATTGAATCATCATGGAAATAATAAGTCGTATTTCCTATAAGGTTAGGCACTTTACGAAAATAAACTTCATGGGCTACTAACTTCTCTTTTAATAAGTCCTCGTGGCTTGGATATTCGTGCTTCCCTGTCATAATGTCCCAAACTCCGTGAAATTGTCCTTTCTTTAGCACCACTTCACAAATTGAGTCCCCATACTTGCCATTTCTAAAGCGATTTAATATAACTTGTGCAACCCCATGCTTAGCTTCTACGCTTTGCGTGTGAGCCTCTGCATATATAGCCATAGCCATACAATTTAAGTCTGCGTTAGCCTGTTCTATGTCAAAGACCATGTTTAAACACCTCCGTTATTGTTTAAATAGTCAATATAAACATCTTCTGCAAGTTTTTCAGCTTCTTGATCGGTCATTTCATCTAAATAAGTCAGCCCATAAACAAGCCTATCATTGATATAAAGATCAAAGGTTCTTCTCTCTCTATTATATTCATATTCATAATTCATTTTTAATTCCTCCGTTAAGTGCAAGTGGTAACATTACCACAAATAGTGCAAACTAGCATACGCCCATCTATAATGTAAGTCTGAGTTTGACAGGCATAAGCTTTAATTGTGAATGATAATAAGATTATAGCTAATAATGATTTCATGCTATTCCTCCTTATAATTAACAGCATTTTTAACTGCCTCTTCTATCGAATAATAGAGGTCTTCACCATAGACAGTGTTTTCGGTTGAACCATCTACATTTTGATGAATTGCTTCATCGTACACCCCAAACTTTTCTAGTATTTCCCAGTAAACACCATCTGCAATTGTACACACTTGATCTAAGTTCATTTTATTTCTCCTTAATTGAAAAGTCATTCATTTAAAAATTTACAGGTAAAATTGGTTTTTGTCAAGTACTTTTTAACGAAAACATTGTAACAAATTGTAACAGTGGGTAAAGCTATCCCCCTATTAAAATTTATCTTTTTAAAATGTTTAGACAAAATAACCCCCTTAAAGCTAAAAAGCTTTTTCAAAAATAGTACTTATAAAATAAAAAAGGGCTTTTTATAGCCCTTTATTATTTATTGAAACGCTAGTTTTATTTCTATTGATCCATCTACTTTTTTAGAAAATAGTTTAGCGGCTTTTTTATCATCAAATTTTCGATGATTTAAAAATGATCCTACAATGGGATCATTATCCCAATAGCTAACAATAAACATAATATACCCCTTAAAAATTAATATACGGCTTAATTTAAGCCCTATAAAGCCCTAAATTAAGGCTTTATAAGATTAAACTAATTAAAGGGCTTGATAGATAGAATCAAAATTATCAGGATAATAGTCATATTCAAATTCATGAACTAAGAATTCAAGGATATAATCTATTAAAATGTTATTTTTATTTCCTAGGGCTTGATCGAAAGTATAATTGGAAATATACCCGCTTGATGATTTTGTACGATCCTTCAAATATGATAAAAATTCTTTATCATCTTTAAAGAAATTATTCATAGAAATTACATCGGATTCATTCATGTCACAATTTATAATATCAGTACTATAATTATAGTATTTAGGGCTTATAAGCTTTAAATTACAAAATGAAGGTGTTAAGGGATAATTATCCTTGATCCATCCTTCAAAATCATCGGTAAAATCACTCATATAAGCATCATGTACTTTTTTATAGTTTATATTTTCCGCTTCTTTTTCGATAAAATTTCCATCATCATCGGAAAAATAAGATTCAATAGCATGATCAATGAAACCGCTATGAATAGATTCATAAAAGCCCATAAAATTAATATTAGTATTTATCATAATATAATCCTTAAAATAGCTTAAAATTAAGCCCATAAGCCCCTTAAATACTAAGAGGCTTAAAGAATAATCTTAATAATTAGTAACGCCTTTTATATAGGCATGGATTTTATCGTATAATTCTTTTTTAGTAGATAACCCTAAAATCTCAGTAACGCCGCCGCCTTCATTAACCATGCGATGCAATGCAACAGCCCCATAAGCTTGATATAAATGATAATTGCCAATGTTAGCTTTAAACTTTCCATCAACATTTTCATAAGGCTTGATAGGTGTATTTTTTAATTCATTGATCCATGTACATAATGCTTGTAATTGTTTTATTGAAACTCTCATTTTAAACCCCTTAAAAATTTAAAGATAATTGAAGCGGAAGCTTATTATCATAATAATCCGCATTATTTTTAGCTTCTTTTTCAACATAAGAAAAAGCCCCCAAATAGCCGCCGCATGAATCAATTATTTCATTATCATCATTATAAATAGAATACCCATAGCAATTGCCTCTTATATAATCATCATAAGTTTTGATTTCTGATTCAAGATAATTTATCATAGCATCATCATCCTTGAAGCCCGCTTCCAATAATTTATCTTTATAAGCGTAAATATAACCAATTTTTCCGCTATCCCATTGGCATGAAAAAGGGCTGGATTTAATTGTAATATTTCCATGATCATAAATATAAATAGGTAAATAAACTATATTTTTATCATTATCGGTTAAAAATTCTGATAAATCCTCAGGGCTTGAAAAAGAATGCTTATTTCCTAAATCATATTTATTGCTAGTAAAACATACCATAACGCTTAAATCATCCCAATTTCTAGGATCATCATTAAATTCATCATACCAGTATTCAATTTTAAATCTTTTATAATTTTCTGATTTTATAGCTTCCATGTTATACCCCTTAATTAAAGTAAATAGAAAAAGTACATATCAATTGAATCATTAAAACAATATACCAAAATGCTATTATTGCATATCCCAAAGGTGTTTTTATTTGAGGATCCTTGCTAATACACCATATAAATAACATAATAACCGATGTACTAATTATTGATAAATAAATCATTTTGAATACCCTTTTTAAATATTATATTGGTTAATGCTTAATTTTTTATTTACTGTACAATTATCCTTTATATCCGATAAAGCTAATTGAGTCTTAGCAATATAATCCTTATCATCATTAAAATAAGCTGGATTATTCTTTTTAATATATTCTAAGGTTTCAATAGCAACATTCAAAGCATCTTGATAATTCATCATTTTAATTTCCTTTATTTGATTAATGAAATAGTACAATTCAAATAATAACAACATTTTTCAAAATGTCAAGATATTTTATCAATTTTCTTTGATTATTTTGTAATATTCAAAATTGCTAATTATTTAGGCAATTGTTAAGGATAATCAATATTATATATCTATTCTTTATATTATCGCATGGATATATAGTTTTATCTTATATGTACCAGTAAAAAGATATCCACTCACTCAAATAATAAATTTCCAAATTACCCCCAATTATAAAAGCATGTATTAACCCCAATGATATAACCATAATAGTATTAAGGGCTTTATATATGAATATAAGCTTAATTGATAGCTTAACCATTGCTTATTATTTAATCAGATGTTAAGTATAGGGGGGGGTGTTAGTTTTGTGTAGGAATATATTTATAGGTACACAATAAATATATCAGAAGTAAAAAAGGGACCTTATCAAACATCGATAACTAAATTTTAAAAAAAGGAGGAATACTGCATTCTCTTCAGAGACCAAACATATAGTTTAAACTTATTTTAAGGGGGCTAGAAGCCCTTTTCTTTTATTTTTAATGGTAAGGGTGCTTGAATGAGCTCGGATCGGTAAAATGAGACCGAATCCTCGCTTATCAGAATCATGGTTTTACTGAGGACAAATGTTAAGAAAGGGAGTATAATTATATTATAGACTGTGAAAAGTCTATAACATTAAACTTAACGAGGAGAATAACCATGTGGACAAAACCAGCTGCTACTGAAATGCGTTTCGGTTTCGAAGTTACAATGTACATCATGAACAAGTAATCTTGTTCTGATGCACGCAGGGCTATGCCCTGTTGTAATGAACAAGTAATTGTTCTTAGATATAAACTAAGCCAGCCCTTAAAGCTGGCTTTGTTATTTATATTATATATATATTATTATTATATTATATATTATATATATTATTATATATTTATATATATTAAAGATCTTATTATAGCAGAATGTTTTCATTCTGTCAACTACTTTCTTATATTTGAATGAAAATAGTTTTTACCTGTATTTTATCAACAATCTTCTTTTACAGGGAAACTTACAGTTTCTGTAATGTAATGAAGAAACCTCTTGACAAACCAATCTTCTTGTGATATAATTGTTATATAGAGTATTTTCTTTGCCTGAAAATACCAGTCTCCTTAAAGGATAAAGATGACAGAAGAGTTCAAACCAGTAGATATCGAAGTTGTTCTTGCAGAGCCAACTTCTGAAGCTCCTACCCAAACTAAGCGTGGTGGTAGAAGACCTGGTGCTGGACGACCAGCCTTAGTTCGTTTGAATAAAGAACGGATGGAACAGGGTTTAGAACCCATCGAATACAAAAAGAACAAAATCATTAAGAAACGGAAGAGTGATGCCATTCTCCCAGTTTCTAAAAAAGCAAGAGCACAAGAAATCTTAGCAGAGATGCTAGGTCGTGAAAGTAAGTACATTGTTGAGAAGGTGCTGTTCAAAGCACTCGATGATACAGATGACGATCAGATGGCTTGTCTTAAAATAGTTATGGATAGAATACTACCAGCTGACTATTTAGAAAAAGTAAAAGGTAAGAGCAATCATATTAGCATTCAGATTATGGGTGTGGGTGAGACAGTGATACATTCTAGTGAAGATGAAATACAAGAAGCCGACTACGAGGAAATCGAACAAGATGGACAATAACGAAGACACAAGCATACAAGATAAGTTTACCCCTTATGCTATTATTCCAAAACCTCGCCTTGATTTATCCATCAATGCAGATGGAGGTTCTTCAGGTTTAGGTGGTGGGGCTAGACTAGGAGTAGATATTCCTATGAATAATGCTAACCTCAATGTTGGAGTTTCAGGTCAAGGCTATTATGTTCCTCAAATGAAAATGGGTGAGTTTAAACCTACTGGCATTGATGCTTCATATTCTTCAGGTCCAAATACAATACAAGCACAATTTAACCAACTTAGTCCTGAGGACAAAGCTCTTTATTTAAGTTATATACGACAATTCTAATTGGCTAATTTACAAGTAAAGCTGCATGAAAAGCAGCTAGAAGTCTTTAATGACAAAACAAGGTTTAAAGTTGTAGCTGCAGGGCGACGCTTTGGTAAGAGTCGATTAGCTGCATGGATGCTTCTCATTGAAGCGTTAAAGAGTAAGAATAAAGATGTGTTCTATGTTGCTCCAACCTACCAACAAGCTAAAGACATTCTTTGGGGGTTGCTAAAAGAACTAGGACATGAAGTAATTGCAGCTGCACATGAAAACACTTCTATTCTTACATTAGTGAACGGAAGAAAGATTTTCTTAAAAGGTGCAGACAGACCTGACACACTTCGGGGTGTAGGTCTAGCATTTGTAGTGATCGATGAGTACGCAGACATTAAACCAAATGTTTGGGAACAAATCTTACGACCAGCCCTTGCCGATGTACAGGGCGGAGCTATGTTCATAGGAACCCCTAAAGGGCGTAATCACTTCTACGAATTATATAAATATGCAGAGAGTGGTAAAGATGTAGAGTGGACTGGATTCCATTACTCATCTTATGATAACCCACTAATCCCTGCAAAAGAAATTGAAGCAGCTAAACAGTCAATGTCTAGTTTTGCTTTTAGGCAAGAGTTCTTAGCATCATTTGAAGCAGCAAGTAGAGATATTTTTAAAGAAGACTGGATAAAAATAGATGAAGATGAACCTAGTGATGGTCGTTATTTTATTACAGTTGACTTGGCTGGCTTCATTAATGTCGATAAAGAGTCGGGCAATAAGAATAGCAAACTGGATGAAACAGCAATAGCTGTTGTTAAAGTCCACGAAGGTGGTTGGTGGGTAGCAGATATTATTCATGGTCGCTGGGATATTAAACAGACTTGCGAACAGATTATTAAGACAGTGATAAAATATGAACCAGTTGCTGTAGGTATTGAAAAGGGTAGCTTAAAGAATGCTGCACTTCCTTACCTATTAGATTTAATGAGAGTAAATAACCACTATTTTAGAATAGATGATGTTACTCATGGAAACCAAAAGAAAACTGATCGTATTGTATGGGCTTTACAGGGTAGATTTGAACATGGCAAGGTAACACTTAATATGGGAGAATGGAACAATGAGTTCATCGATCAGCTGGTTAATTTTCCTAATCATTTGCTACATGATGACTTGGTGGATGCTTTAGCCTATATAGACCAAATTCAAGTAGTAGAGTATTTCCAAGATTATGAAGATGAAGAATTTCAAGTAATAGATGTAATATCAGGATATTAAAAGGAAACCAAATGGCACAAAATAAATTAGTTGACTGGGTAATGGAATATGTCGAAGATTGGAGACTCCATCGAGATACTAATTATCTTAATGACTGGAAAGAATTTGAGAGACTTTGGAGAGGTGAGTGGGCTGCTGAGGATCGTCTAAGAGATTCAGAAAGAAGCCGTATAACATCTCCTGCTTTACAGCAAGCTATTGAGAACCATACAGCTGATATTGAAGAAGCAGTGTTTGGTCAAGGCGACCATCTATTTGATATTGATGATGACATGATGGATACAGATCCTCGTGATGTAGAATATCTTAAAGCCTACATGAAAGAGAAATTTAAAAAGAATAAAATCCGTAAAGCAGTTGGTGATATTACTCTTTTAGCTTCTATCTATGGTACTGGTATTGGTGAGATTACAACTAAGAAAATTAAAGAACTTGTTCCAGCAACAAGACAAATGCCTGAAGTGGATGCTGTAGCAGTTGGCGTAGAAGAAAAAGAATCTGTAGTAGTTGGATTAAAACCAATCTCTCCACAAAACTTTCTTATTGACCCAACAGCAACATCTATTGATGATGCACTTGGTGTAGCCATTGAAGAATTTGTATCAGCACATAAAGTAGCTGAAGGTGTTAAAGCTGGCATCTATAAAGATACAGATATTGAAGATGATGCAACTCCTGAACCCGATTTAGAAGCATCCTTCTTAGATGAAGAATACAATGACGATAAGATTAAACTTATTCGTTACTATGGTTTAGTACCTGCTTATCTACTAGACGCTAAAGAAGATGAGATTGTTGACCTCTTAGGTGAAGGTGAAGATGAAAAATCTGACCTCATGGAAGAGTATGGTGACTTAGTAGAAGCTATTATTGTTATTGGTAATGACAGCAAACTATTAAAAGCTGAACGCAGTCCTTACATGATGAAGGATCGTCCAGTCATTGCTTATCAAGATGATACAGTTCCTAATAGATTTTGGGGTAGGGGTGTTGCAGAGAAGGGCTACAATATGCAAAAAGCTATTGATGCTCAACTCCGTAGCCATCTTGACTCACTAGCACTTACAACTGTACCTATGATGGGTATGGATGCTACTCGTTTACCTCGTGGATCTAAATTTGAAATCCGTCCTGGCAAATCAGTTCTCACTAATGGTAATCCATCTGAGATTTTAATGCCATTTAAATTTGGTCAAACAGATGGTGGAAACATTCAAACTGCACAAGCATTTGAAACAATGCTATTACAAGCTACAGGTACATTAGATTCAGCAGCTATGCAAACACAACCTGCTGGTGGTGAACTATCTGTAACGCTTTCTAGCATCCTCAAGAAAAATAAACGCACACTAGTAAACTTCCAAGATCAATTCCTTATCCCATTCATTGAGAAGGCAGCTTGGAGATTTATGCAGTTTAATCCTGAAGAGTTCCCAGTTAAAGATTGGAAATTTATTCCATCCTCAACACTAGGTATGTTAGCAAGAGAAGTAGAACAACTTCAAATCATTAACCTACTTAAAACTCTTGGCTCAGATAATCCAATTACACCAATCCTTATCCAAGGTGTTATTGCTAATTCTAGCCTTCCTAATAAGAATGGATTGTTGCAACAAATTGCTCAAGCAACTGCTCCTAACCCACAACAACAACAAATGCAACAAATGGCTATGCAGTTACAAATGCAAGATGCACAGTCTAAAGTTGAGAAAACTATGTCAGAAATTCAAGTTAATAAGACTGTGGCAGCTAAAAATGTGGTTGATATACAGACTAAACCACAAGAAACCCAAGCTAAATTGATGACTGCTATCTCTACAAACCTACCAAATGAGGATGATAAAATATCCGCAGAGTTCGATAGAAGAGTAAAAATAGCTGAATTAATGCTTAAAGAAGCTGATATGGATCAAAACTTAGAGATTGTCAAGCAACAAATGCAATCTAGTAACAAACCCTTGACAAATTAAGATTTCTATGCTATAATTGTTATATAAACTCTCATTATACACTACTTTTATTAAAAAGGCAATAGATGGAACGAGAATTACAAGATTACTACGAAAATAGATTTAGCACTATGGCAACAAAAGGTTGGGAAGACTTCATAGAAGATACTCAAAACCTTTATGATACATATAATAAAATTAATACAGCTGATTCGTTTGAAGAGTTT